GTGTCTTAGGCACACTAAAAAACCGCCCGCCCTTGCTGCTATTGCAACTGGCACACAATGTTTGCAAATTCCACTCCTCATCACTGCCACCAGCAGCTCTTGGCACAATGTGATCGACGCTGTTTGCCTCCTCCACACCACACATCTGACAAACATAACCGTCACGTTGCAAGATGCGTAGTCTGATCTTGCGCCACTTGGTTGTACTTCCCTTACCCTGTAATGCACTGCTCATCAGTAGTAGTTCCTCTCTTGATGAAATGCCCAAGCCTTGCATGGCGTTTGATAACGTATTGTTATGTACTTGATTGTGGCATCTATCTGTCTAAATGGGTCGAGGTCACGATAGTGCTTAGACCTCATTTGTCCTAGACCAAAGTGACTTCCATTGCGAGCGCGATACGACCAACGACTCTCTTTGGTAATGATCTTATTGAAACATTGGAACTCTTTGTAATCAAGAATTCTGCTGTGTGCATAAAGCTTTAGATGATCTATTGAATAGTTAGCTGCATTTGCTTCAAGTGTTGTCGTTATTGAAAGCAATGCCGCAATGGCATAGACCTTGCCCATTAGCCGATTGCGCTCTTGCGAGCTACCCGCCTCAGCGGCTCGCTTCAAGCGAAACCAGCGTACCAAGCCTGTCAAGGTTAACAGTGTATTGAGCGTGCTCTTGGGCGTTGCGCACAGCCTGTGGATAACTTGTGTGGATAACTTATACATTAGATACCTGCTTAAACACATGCTCTCCTAACTGAGGCAGTACGCAATTGCGCAATACCTGACGTTTGTTGGGCAACTTGTAACCGTCAAGGTTGTACCCATGCAATGCTTGTAATTGAGGTATTTGCGCAGCTCTGAGGTTGTCTTTCTCAAACATTAGATCAGCAATGTCAAAGTTAGCCCAGAAATAGTGACGCTGTAAATCAGCCGTAGGCGGTACAAATGGCGTGTAGTAAGGCTTCACGTTTTCAACTACCCATTTGCCCTTGAAATTGTATTTAAGAAAGATAATTTCTTGCCATAGCTTCATGTCAGCATAGATTGGTTGAACTCCCCTAAATCGGACACCAATGTTTTGTCTAAAGCTGCTGTGTGACTGACACGGCGGTGACGACCAAATGAAATCAAACTCATGGAAATGGTCTAGCAAGTACTGATGCGCGTCCGTAACAATAACAGTGTCATTTGGAAAGTGATCTGCATAAACCTTTGCAATTTCTGGGTCAAACTCAATTGCTATAATTTCGTGTTGATTGCCCCAAAGCTTGCGATTGCCTCCAATGCCTGCATAAAGGTTGAGTATTTTCATGACTTACCCGCCCAACCGTTACCCTTAAACACTATCGCTGGTGCACCATAAACCTGACTCATCATAAACCCGCAACAATACGGTGTTGTGTGCTCTGCGTACTTTTCTGTGACTTCATAGCTGATGTTGCAAGCTACACATCTGTACTCATACGTCGGCATCTGTGCCTCCTATCTGGGCAACACCCATAACCTCGCACTTGGTGCATTGAATAACCTCGACGCCTTGTGGCAGGTTGTCTGTGATCTTATGTACGAGCTGCCGTGTCACTTTTTTACAAATGCGGCACTCAAATTGCACTTGTTCCATAATTGGATTTCCTCAAATTCTCAATAGGTTGCAGGTTGATTTGTGTGACCCACCAAGTCGGTTGCTTGCTGTGTCGGTATCGTGGCTTCTGTGCCATTGTGACTGGTATCCAGCCTGCTATGTAGTAATTGGGTGCTGTGCCTGTTACTAGTACGGCAATGTCATTGGGTCTGTCGTACTCATAGACGATCAGCTGACCCAGCTCATACTTTGTCCAGCGCACCTCGATAGATGCGCCAACATCAGCCTTGACCTTGCCCTTGTCCTCAAATGGGTCAAATGGCAAACCAAAGTATTTGGCTACTGCCCACTCACTACCAATTGACTCGGCTAATTCTGCCAAATAGGTCATAAATGATGTTTCGTTGTAATGACCTTTTGACTCTAGCAAGTCGCCTTTGTCGCTGGTGATCTTGACAGCGGCAACCATGCACACACACATTTCATTTGCTGTGAGCTTGATTTTCAACGGCAACCACCGCAAAACCAAATAACCTTCTCGCGTGCGTCATAGCCTTTTTGGTAGCCAAATGAGTCAAGCTTTGTGATCTGTGAGCATTTGTCACATTGCTCTACTTTGTACTCAGCGATTACTTCACCATTGCAAAGCAGCTTGCACGTCATTGTTTTGACGTCGATCATCTCCATGTAGTCACTCATGGCAGACGCACAACCCACTGACCTGTGCTGCCTAGTTGATACCAAACAGGCTCACACTGGTTTGCTTTGGCTTTTTCGGTGCAGAAATACCCGCCCCAAGCTTTGCCAGTTTTGGCTGACTCGCCTGTTTTCCAGACGCGTGTGCCATGCTCGCAGCGTGGCTTTTCCTCGACCAGTTGACCGCCCAATTGGTTTGCGATCTCGTCAATTGATGAACCTAGCGACGGTATGCCAGATTGCTCAGCTTCTGCTGCTGTGGCATAACTGGGCACGTCGCCGTGCTTTGTTGTCCAATAGTCATAATCAGCCTTGACATCAGCTGTGGCAACCTTTGTTGATAGCTTCTCGACCTGTTCCATTGTTTCGCGAGTTGCCTTTTCTGTCCCACCCATTACCAATGCCATGACGCGCATCAAAGCTGAGGTCGTCGTATCCTCGACAAACCAGCGTTTCATGTTTGGGTTGTAAGCTGCAATAAAGCCGTACGCATAGTCAATGCCTGCTGGCTCGATCTCTGTCTGATTGCGCCAAGCTTTAGCCTGTACGAGTATGTAACCTTTCTCAGCATTGAACTCGACAATGTGTGCCTGCAAACGTCCCTCTGGGTACGTTAAATTCCAGCGGTCTGTGCGCTCTTTATTGCCCTCGTAGTTATCAAGAAATGCCATTAGTCAGCCACCTTGTTTGAGATGTGACGGCTAATCGCCTTACGACGTGCCATGCCTTCGCGCTTGCCTTCCTTAAAGCCTTTCGCATAACCAGCTGCACCGCCAAGCACCATAAGAAAGATTACGCCAACCAAACGACCCAAAGTTTCTGGGTCTAATAGATCAAGTACCATGAAATTCTCCCGATTTCTAGGCGGTAAGTGTTACCACCTGAACTCAGGGTGACGCATGATCGGCGCGCGGTCAAGAACCTTGCGTGTTTGTCGGCGTGTCCTGTGGCTTTTGCTTAGATTTAAGTCCATTGCCAGCCAGCACGCCGCCTAGCGAACCTGTAAGAAAGATCGCAAGTGTTTTAAGCAAGTCAATAAATGCAGCGTCATTGGGTGCTTGTGCCCCAATTGGCTGTGTGACAAAGATCAGTGCATAGGTAATGCCAACGGTAACAACCAAAAACACCGCAGCTAGTGTTGCCCCAATAATCAGGATTAGTTGTGCGTGTATTTCCTCTGGTGATTTGCGTCTTGCTGGCTTATCACGGGTCAATGCCAAGTAGGTCGTCAGTGCATGTTCCAGTTGGGAGGCATTGCGGTTTCTGACACTCCGCTTTTGACCAGTTGTCGAATTCTTGACACTCATAGCGCGTCCAGCCTTGATACCCGCAAGCGGACAGGATTAGTGCAAGTGCCCAAACCAACCCTGCCGCCGCAAGTTTCTGGCTACTTCCCCAAGTTGCCAAAACTTTTGTCATTTGGATTAAGCCAGCGCAAGATCACTGGTGCAACAGCTGCTGCCCCTGCCATTGCCAATGTCTTTGGGTCAGTCACGCCTGCCATGTATAAGGCAAGTGCAGCTGCCAAAAATGAGCGCGCCCATGAGGCTGCTACGGCTTTTGCTTGTTCCATTTTTTGCTCTCCTTTTTGACTGCGGCTGCTTTTGCAGCTGGTGCATCTACTTGAGGAAATTCGCCCTTGTATGGCACAAATTTAGGTATGCCAAAACCGACGATTTCCTTGCCTTCTCCATACGCTCTGACCTTGACCATAACCATGCCACCATTGCGTTGATCGCCTGTCCCTGACGTATTGCCTTCAATGGTCAAACATGTCTTTGTGTCAATGAGTCCGACAACAATGCCAATGTGTGAAATGCGGTCAACGCCGTCGTGTGGAAAGTCCATGAAAGCCAAATAGCCAAGCTGAGGCATAGTTGACCAACGTTGCATTTCCTTAAATTTATGTGCGCCAACAGCTGTGCCAACAACGCTGTGAATTTTGACGCCAGCTTGATCTGCACACCAATTGACAAATGAACCGCACCACGGCAAACCGTCTGCCTTTGTAAATTTGCCGTACTTTGTGAGGTTGTTGCCTTCCTCAATTGTTCCAACCTCAGCAGCTGCAACCTCGATCAATCGGGCATTTGTGCCCTGCGGATAATTACTCATCAGCCGTCACAATTGGTGTGGATTGTTCCGTTTCAGGATTTTCTAGCCAAGCCAAGTAGCGTTGATAGTCTGAGTTGGCTGGGTCTGTTGGTATCCACCAAACTTTGCCGTCTGCGTCTGTTCGCTTCACAGTAACCTCACCAAGGTCGTTTGTTATTTCCTCATAGATTGATTTTGTCATCTTACAACTCCGAACTGAACTCGATAAAGGCAAGTGTGTTATTTGCTCTGATGTTTCCTGCGCCTCGTGCTACTAAGCCGCTAGCAACAGTTAAAGTAATACCAGATGAATTTAATGTGGCTGAATCGGAACTAATAGCAGTACCAGCCACAATTACGCCGTTTTCATAAACCATAAAGGTATTGCCAGCACTAAAGGCAAGTGAAGGCACTACTCTCATACTTACTGGAAGCGCGACTGTGCCGTCCGTTACTGTCGTGCTTCTTGCTGAAGCGTTGGAAAAATAGGCATAACCTGTACCACTAACGCGGTAAAAATAACGCTGACAAGCGGCTAATTCTCCTTGAATTGTTGCTGCATAGGTGTTAAATGGTGTGGCTACTGAACCAACTTCTAGTTTTACTCCAGTAATCTCAAGATAATCGGCTGCTCCAGCAGTACCAGTTGGATTAAATGTAAAGTATGGTGAAATCTCAGTGGCAGTTGCTGGAATAGTTCCAGTATAAGTGAATCTTTGCCAAGTAGTTGTAGCGACTAAACTGTTAATTCCAATATACCCGACACCTGTATAGCCATTAAATACGGCTTGGTCTGTTCCTGTTCCGTAATAGATGCTTGCTTCAAATTGGCTAGAAGTCGGTGAAAAGTTAGCACCTTTTCTTGCATAAAAACTAAATGTAACTGTTTTGCCAGCAAACGGAATTGAATTGACTGTCTCAAAACTCTGAGTAAATGCCATAATTGCAGTTGATGTATTACCTGAATCTCTCTGCAACCTTGCGCAATATTGGATGTTTGGTAAGTTTGTTGTATCACCTGTGACTTGGCGAGATGTTGTATAACCAGTCGCAGATGCTCCTCGGTATGAATACCATCTATCGGCTGTGTATGAACCACCTGCTGCGCCAACAAATGAAGTTCCACGCTGCCACACTTGAAATGCAGAATTGAGAACTGGGTTCTGTTGAACTGGTGCTTGATAGCGCAAGCCTGTTGAAGTGGAACTATCTGCTACGAGTGTCTCGCCGTTGTTGCCTACTGCTAGGCGGGCAGGTGTGTCGTTTGCGCTTGCTGCAACAATGTCGCCTTTTGCGTCAACGATCGAATTCTGAATTGCGTTTGCGTCGTCAGTTGTCACCCATGTGAAATCCATGTTGGTATTTGACGCTTTGGCTAAAACCTGACCTGTTGTGCCACCTTTAAGATCAGCTAGTGACGTGTCAACAGCTTGTCCAAATACCTCAAAATCTGCTGGCAAGTCCGTTACGAGGTCACTCGCCGTTGGCATTTGCCAACCAAAATTGCTTGTCGGGTTTGTCATTGTTTCTCCTTATCAGACCACTATTGTCGCACGCGCCCAGTCGAGTGTTGGCGACACGCCCGACCAAGTAAATGCAGCTGAGATTTCGTCCCACTGCAAAGCCTGCAATGAGTAAGCCACTGGTGAAATGTTAAGAGTGATCGAGAGTTGGTTGTACGACGCCTGAAATGACCAGCCCTCAACAAAGCCCTGAAAGATACCGCCCATGTTTGCTGGTAGGTCATTGATTGCCAATGCCTCACCCATAAACACGCCAATGAGGTTGTCACGGTCGCTGTCGTCTAGCTCTGGGTTTGTCAGGTCAAACGTGATCTCACTAAAGATTGCTTGCGGTGTTTTGCGTAAATCTAAATAGAAATTTGCCTGTTGAGTTGCATCAGCTGCGTTGTGCAAGGTTGTCGAAATAATCTGGGACAACGTGCCGTACTGCAAAATTGAGTCTGCGTCGCTCGCGCTTTGCTCTGCACTGCTGGTTGCACCGTATTGGATAGTCAGGTTATTGCGTACGTCTCCTGCTCTGGTTTCAACGCGCAAACCAGCTGCGCGTGCTTGGTTGGCTGTTAGCTGCACGTAGCCATTGTTTGACAGGTATAAACTGCGGTGTGTAGCTGAGGCATAGCTGATGCGTCCAAATGCGTCCTCGTAAATGTAGCCAAGACCTGACGTTGCAAGCTTTGATACCAAAGAATAAACGTCTGTGCGGTCACTAGATCGTGCGGCTAGCTCATAATCACCAGGGCGATCGATCTCACCTAAGCCAACGTTTTCTGCGGTTGCCCATGTTGTCGTTGGATTGTAGGTTTGCCAAGTCAAAGCTGCTGGCACTTCTGCCCAAGTATTAAGCAATAAGTCTGACAAAATTTCCCAGATTTGATCGCCGTCAAAATCTTTAGACAGCACGCCATTTGTCAACGCCTTTGGCAAACGAGACAACGCGCCAAGTGCTGTAATGCTGTATGTCTGGGTGAACATTGTGCTGCCTACGTCGCGCACCTCGACCGCAATGTCAACAACCGTGCCACCAAAAATCGGTACGTATGTGCTTGATGTGTCCTGCACTTGCACTGAAATGCTGCTGTTGATGCTGACAGGTATTGTGGCTTGATTAACGTCTAGCAGCTGCAAATTGACGTAACCAGCCTGCGCCTGCTCATAAATGTTTGTGCGACCTGACCTGATTGTCAGGTTAGCCAAAACCGCGTCAGTGTAAGAAACGCCGTCGATCTCTACCAGCCAAACTGGTGTCCACTGGGTCATGCTATTTGCAGGTTAGTTGCGCCGCCTGTGCCGCGATAGTAGCTGTTGTTTAATGTGTCAACGATTGTGCGTGCTGTGCCCTCTTTATCAAATGCGCCAGTGACTGTCAGGTTAATTGTTGTGCCCATAGACGCGGCTTCACCCTTACGGAATGAACCAGCATTGAAATTACTAATATTTGCAGCTGAATTTGACGCAGCAACCACAGCGGTTTTAAATGAACCTGCACCGCCACCGCCACCGCCGCCAGTACCAAAACCAGTGTCTGGTGTACTTGGCGCAGGAATACTAGGCACTTTTGGAATGGTTGGAGCTGTTGGATTACTTGGCACGCTAACGCTTGGCACGCTTACGCTTGGTGCTGCAATTTTTCCAACGTTTGGCAAAAACGGAATAGCGTTGTAGGCAGCAATTAAAGCGTTAATTCCAGCAACTGCACCTTGAATTAAACCGTTCAAAATCTTTACAACACCAGCAATGACGTCAATTACACCACCCGCAATCTTGCCTGCGACTTGTAAAGCACCGCCCAAAACTGTGCCAATAACTGGTGCAACGTAGGTTGCAATCAGTGAACCAAATTCTCTAAAGGTATCTGCATTGTCACCAATTGCATCTTTGACATAACCAAATGCTTTAATCATGCCGTTAATAATTGGCGTAAATACGCTAGTGATGATGTTGCCAAGTGTTGTAATGACACCGCCAAGACCATTGCCGTTGAGGCTAAAAGCACCACTAAATGCATTGATAATTGGCAAAGCGTTGTTGTTAATAAAGCCCATAAGTTTCTCAAGGATTGGCAATAGCGCAAAACCAATTGTTTCTTTAGATTCATCAAATGCAATTTGCATGCGAGCAATGCGCCCTGCGTAAGTGTCAGCGTTACGAGCTGCCGCGCCGCCAAACAGGTCTGACAATTTGCCTTGCACCTGAGTGAAATTCATTGTTTTCAATTCAGCAGCTGATAAGCCAATGCCTAGTTTGCCCAGTGATGCTGTATTGCCGTCATAAGCCTTGCCTAAAGCATTTGCAACGCTTTCCAGCGGTTTGCCTGTGGCTGCGCTTATGTCTAAAGCTGTCGCGAGTAGTTGCTGTGCCTTTTCAGTATCTGAGGTTGATCTGACCAAACGTCCTAAAGCTGGGCGCAGCTCATCATCTGCCACACCAGTTGCCAAAGACATTTGCAAAATTGATTGCTCAGTGGCAGCAATTTGTGCCTTTGTAGCACCTGTGGCGTTTTCTAAGGCGACCGCAAGCTGTGTCTGTGCCTTCTCGTCCTCGATTGCCGCCTTGACACCTTCAACGCCGATCTTGATTGCGTAAGCACCAGCGGCAGCGGCAGCAGCTGCAAAAGCTGCGCCAACCATTTTGCCAACCTTGCCCATTTTGTCGCCAAAAGTGTCAACATCTTTGCTGGCAGCTTTAAGCGATTTATTGAGGTTGTCAACGTCTCCAAGTATTGAGAGTTTAAGGGTACGACTTCCAGCCATTAGTTGTACCTCTTAACTATCTTGTTAAATGACTGTTCCCACTGCTTAATGATCTCAGGTTGTGCAGCTCGCAATGTTGGATAGATAAACCAACCGCGTGACCCTCGACCTTCGCGACCTGACCACACTGGGAACTGCTTGTATTTGTTTGACCCAAACTCAACGCCTCCCCAAATTTGCTGAGTCGTCGCGCCACCGCTTAATTTTTGTGAGGCATAACCAAAACTGATCTCACCAATTTTTGATGATTTGGAAACCTTTGAGCCGTCAGCAACGCGGTTGTCAACAAGGTTGCGCGTTTTGGTACTAGCTGCGGATTTAATTTTGCCCTGCACATAAGTGGCTAGAGCTGAGGTTGCCTCTTTGGCTTGTGACAATGCCTCGTCGTCCATAGCCTTGAAAGATCGAGTAATGGCGCGCAGCTCAGCCTTGTCATAGCTGATTGCATCTTTAGCCATTTGCTCGCCTTTCCAAAATTTCAATGACGGTAAGTATGTCCTCGGCTGTCTCAAAAACATCTGGGTGTAGCCCTGTTGCCAGAGCTACCTCCCAAACTATTCTGCTAAGGCTTCCGACGGCGTAGCTTTTGGGTTTGCCTCACCTACGATTACCTCAGCAATACCTTCTGTCCAAATGTCGATCGGCTTAACAGGCTTTCCAGCTGCTTCACGCTTCATAGCGTGATAGGCAAGAAATACTAAATCGGAAATACCGATCTTTTCCTGTGCCTGTGCAATTGTGTGTCCTGTGTGCTTTTCCCATTTGACCCACTCTGGCGGTGCAGCTGTGTAAGTGATCTGATCGCCGTTTGTGTATTCAATTGTGATTGGTAGTTTCATTTTGTCTCCCGATTAGTAGTTTTTAGCTAAATGTCTCAGTAGGTGTTCCCACTACGACAAATGATAGGTCAACGGTCTGTGCATCTGGTGCTGCACCGCCGACGCTTGGAAACACTGGCATTACGTTAAATGCAAAAACTGCGCCTGTAACCGCTGTCATTGAAACAGCCAGCGTTGTGTTTGGTGCTGTTTCGCAAGCTGTCCAAAGTGCCTCGCAAAGTGAACCTGTTGCGCCCCAGTCAGCAAGCATTGAAATGTCAAAAGTCCACTGATCGTCAATGTGCTTGTAAGCCTTGCCGTCCAGTGTTTGGTATGTCTCGACGGTTGGGCTGTTCGCAAGAGTTGCGCTGGTCGCCTGTGCGTCATAGTTAACGGTTGCAATGGTCACGACTAAATCGCGACCAGTTATGATTGTCGTTGGCATTTTGTCCCCTATGTTGTTTGAGTGTAATAAGTCGAAACGTTTATGTCAGCGACAAGCATTGGAGACTGTCCTACTTCCAACACCGTTGGCTTTTCAATTACG